ACTTCTAAGTAGGTGCGACTTAGGTCGTCGGTGAGCCTACGATAATCGGCAAATCCGTGAGATTCGGATGGGGGGGTGCTTAATCGCATCCCCCTATTTTTTTGCATACCTTTGCGTATGCAGAATGCCGAAACCGTAATCCTTGACCTCTACCGTTCGGGAGAAATCAAGAAGGCCTGCATCACCATCACTGGCGGCGACCCGCTTTGGCGTGACTTGGAGCAGGAGTGCGTGCTTATCCTGCTGGAAAAAGACCCCGCCAAGATTCTGCAAATCCAATCGCAGGGGTACTTCAAGTTCTACGTCGTGCGCCTCCTGCTGAACCTGTACCGGGGCAAGAACAACCAGTTTGCCCAAAAGTACCGCCAACACGACATCACCGAGGAAATCGACCCCAACGCTGATATGACCCACGAGGAGTACAGTTCCCTCGTTGATGATATGTGGGCGATTGCCGAATCGGAGATGGATTCATGGGCGAAGGAGGGAGCGTTCCCCTACGACAAGGAACTGCTGAAACTTCACATGGCGACGGGGAACATGAAGAAGTTGTCAAGAGATACAGGCATCCCCTACCGCTCGGTCATCTATTCCATCGAACAAGCCAAGGCCAAAATCAAAGCTGCAATCCTCAAAACCCATGGAAGTACTCCTGACGCTATTCGTTAGTTCGCTGACCGCCCTCGCCATTGCCGAGTACCACGTCCTGCCGCAAGTTTGGTACAGGACATGGCTGGGAGGGCACAAGCCGTTTTCCTGCGTGACTTGCCTCACTTTTTGGACAGGATTTGTCCTCACCCTGCTCACCTGCGACTGGATGCTTGCCCCAGTTTACGGCCTTGCCTCGGCAGGGCTAACCGTTGTCATTGTGCAACTGACCAACCGATGACCCAAGCCGAATACCTACTTGCGGTCAAGCACCGCCACTATTGGGAGCAATACCAAGCGGCCCTGTTTATGCGGCTTTCTCCCGAAGCGGTTCACGACTTGCAGACCATCCTCGTTGCTCACGGCAGGCCGAACACAAATTGGTGGTGCGCTGACTGCGTAAAATCGGCCCTCTCCTACATTTACCAAGAGGCGGACCAATTCGCCGAAGCCAATCAGCACCAAGTCACACATGCCCTTACCAACCCCCCAAGCGAATGAAACCAGCGACCAGTTCCTCGGTCGTTGCATGACCAACGCCGCAACCAATGCAGAGTTTCCTGACACCCAGCAACGCCTTGCGGTTTGCGGCAACATCTACGCTAATCACAAGCGTCAGGCATTCGAATCTTATGCTGACTATGGGGAAGGGGTACGCAATAACGCCAAGCGGGGGATTGAACTTAACGAGAGGAACGGCAACAAGTGCGCTACCCAAACAGGCAAGGTCAGGGCGCAGCAACTCGCCAATGGTGACGCAATTTCCCTTGAAACTATCAAGCGGATGCACTCCTACCTTAGCCGTGCAGAAACCTATTACGACAACGCTGACAGTACCAGCGACTGCGGTTACATCAGTTACCTGCTTTGGGGAGGCAAAGCGGCTCTTGGGTGGTCAAGGAATAAACTGCGAGAACTTGGCGAACTCGACGAAGGCTGACCCCGAAGCGCAGGTACAAGCCCGCATGGATTCGCTGATGATGGTCATCACGACCCTCTGCGACTGCATTGGTGCGGTGGATGAATCCAACTCGCCGAATGCCTTTGCGGTCAAGATGAAAATCGTGGACAAGATTGACGAACTCATAGACAAAATCGAATACTGATGCAGACCCTTCCCATCGGCAAAATCAAGGCCAACCCGAACAACCCCCGAACCATCAAGGACGACAAGTTCTTCAAGTTGGTGCAATCCCTCAAAGACCTACCTGAAATGGCCAAGGTTCGGCCTGTGGTTGTCAATCAGGACATGGTTGTTCTTGGAGGCAATATGCGGCTGAAAGCGATGAAGGAAGCGGGATGGAAGGAAGCCCCCGTTGAAATTGTGGACTGGGACGAGGAAAAGCAGCGGCAGTTTATCATCAAAGACAATGTGGGATTCGGGGAGTGGGATTGGGAGATGCTGGCCAACGAGTGGGATGCCGAGCAGTTAGACGATTGGGGTCTTGACATCCCTGCTTTTGACGACCCGAAGGAATTGGAAGCGGAGGAAGATGACTACGAGATGCCCGACCAAATCACGACCGACATCGTGCTGGGTGACTTGTTTGAGATTGGGCCACACCGTTTGCTTTGCGGGGATAGTACGGATTCCGATGCGGTTGCAAGGTTGATGAATGGGGAGAAGGCAGATTTCGCTATCGCTGACCCGCCATACAATGTAGGATATGAATACAACAGTCATAAAGACAATAAATCCGAAAAAGATTATTTCGATTTTTGTCAGGCATACACTAATAACGCCTTAATGCACACAAAGGTTATGGCAATAACGCCCGGAAAGGTAAACCAAAAAAATTACACAAGCAGACCTGATTATAAAGAATACTTGATATGGTTCAAAAAATTTGGTTTATCAAGAGGTTCTTTTTACAAGGCAATGGTTACAGAGCCGATTTTGCTATTAGGAGAAAAGCCTAAAAACAAGTTTTATTCTACCGATTGCCTTGAGTTTGGTACGGATAGAGAAAAAGGTTTAAGAGAACTGCATACTTGTCCAAAACCAGTAAAACTATTTGAAGCGATTATTGAGCCAATGACCGAAAACGGCTCGATTATTTTGGAAATGTTTGGTGGAAGCGGAACGACCTTGGTTTGTTGTCATCAAATAAACAGGAAGGCGAGAGCAATAGAAATAGACCCTAAGTACTGCCAAGTCATCGTTGACCGTATGCTGAAACTTGACCCAAGCCTTGAAGTCAAGCGGAACGGGGAGCCATACAAAACAGGGCAATAACAGGGAAAATGCCAACGCCTCCCGAACATACCCAATTCCAAAAGGGAACAAGCGGCAACCCCAACGGTCGCCCTCGGAAGTTTGTCAGCCTGCTGGCCAAGCAGGGGTACACCCGCTCGGAAATCAACGACACACTCCAAGCCATGATGTCCATGACCATCGAGGAACTTGCGGATGTTTACAAAGACCCCAAGGCCACCATCCTTGAAAAGACCGTCGCCAACGCCATGAAGAAGTCGCTGGAGAAAGGCACGCTCTACTCATTGGAAACCCTGCTCTCACGGGTCTATGGTCAGCCCAAGCAGGAGGTGGCCGCATCAATAACCCCGCAGCCTATTTGGCAGGGCGTAAAGTTGGAAGTTGACACCGACAACGACAGCAGTCAAGATTAAGAAATTCCGCAAGCGAGTCCGAATAGTACAGGGCGGCTCATCGGCGGGAAAAACATTCGCCATCCTATCCCTGCTCTATTCCTTTGCAGCGGATGAAAAGCAAGGGCCTTACGAGATATCAGTCGTGTCCGAATCCATCCCGCACCTGCGGCGTGGTGCTTTGAAAGATTTCCTTAAAATGCTGCGTTCTACGGGGCTTTATCAAGAGGAATTATACAACCGCACCCTGCTCCGATATGAGTTTCCCCACGGGTCTTATATTGAGTTTTTCAGCGCAGACCAAAGCGACAAGATGCGGGGGGCAAGGCGTGATGTCCTGTTCGTAAACGAGGCCAACAACATCGGATGGGAGGCATATCACCAACTCGCCATCCGTACACGCTTGGCCATCTACATTGACTACAACCCCGTGCAGGAATTTTGGGCGCATACCGAACTGATGCAGGACAGGGATTCCGAGTTTTTGCTGGTAACCTACAAGGACAACGAAGCCCTTGATGCTTCCATCGTTCGTGAAATTGAGAAGGCAAAGACCAAAGCCGAGCATTCCGCATATTGGGCGAACTGGTGGAAGGTGTACGGCCTCGGTCAAGTTGGAACGCTCCAAGGTGCGATTTACGGCGATTACACGGTGGTTGAGGGGATAGACCCAAGTACGATGAAATTCGTCGCCTACGGCCTCGACTGGGGGTTCAGCAACGACCCTACGGCATTGGTCGCAGTTTATCGCAGGGGCGACGACCTGTTCATCCACGAACTGCTCTACCATCGTGGGCTGACCAACTCGGACATCGCCACAAGGCTGAAGGAGTTCGGCATCACCCGGGCTTGGGAGATTGTCGCCGATTCGGCAGAACCGAAGTCCATCGAGGAAATCTACCGCTTGGGCTTCAACATCAAGCCCGCATCCAAAGGCCCTGATTCGGTGAGGCAGGGCATTGACATCGTGAAACGCTTCAACCTGCACGTCACCAAGGATAGCACCAACCTCATCAAAGAACTCCGCTCGTACACTTGGGCCACCGACAAGGACGGCAAGGACACAGGTGTCCCGATTGATTCCTACAACCACGCCTGCGATGCTTTGCGCTATGTGGCACTCAACAAACTTGCCGTCAGTAACTCGGGGAAGTATGTCGTGGTGTAACTTTGAGGCATGAACCTCGAATCCTTCCTTGATTTGCTTTTGATTTTTGGCAGATTCGCCCTGTTATTGGTCTTGCTTTTTGCAATCGCTTCCCTATGAAACTAATCCACTACTATCACATCTACTGCGGAGGCGGCGGCCAATGGCAACTCATCATGAACCAGCACATGATGGCCCTGTGCAACTACGGCTTGATAGAACGGTTG